TTTTAGAGCACATTTCTTTAATGGCCCAGGAACAGGTGCAATTAGAGTTCAGAGAACAGATGCAACAAATGCAAATGCTTTCACAACAGGCTGCACAGAATCCACAAGCACAACAACAACTTCAACAAATGCAACAAACTATTGAAGCACGAAAAGCAGTGTTGATTGCAGAAATGACCGAAGACTTTATGAAGGAAGAGAAGAAAATTACTTCACAATTTGATCATGATCCATTGTTAAAACTTAAATCTAGAGAAGTTGATCTAAGAGCAATGGAAAATGAACGTAAAAAACAAGAAATGAGTAAAAAATTAGAAATTGATCAAGCGAAATTAGTCCAAAATAGAGATATTACGGATGATAAACTTGAACAAGATGAAGAATTAGCTGAATTAAGAGCTGATACTTCAATTGAGAAGCAAGAAATGGCAAATGAGAATAGATTGACACTTGCAAGAATGAAACCTAAAACAAACGGAAGCTCTAGATAGTGACAAACACTAAAAAAAGAGCTATAATAAATATAAAAAGGAGCACATAATGGCGTGGAATTATAAAAAAAGTAAGCCTGTTAAGATGGAAGCATCTAAAGTTATAACTGATCCTAGATCAGAAACTAGCATTAGAGGAAAATCTAGATTAGCAGTTGGAAACAAACAACCTGTTTCTGGCTCAGGCGCTGCTAGACGACAAAAAGACGTAACTTGGGTTTAGTATGTGGTTTAGTGCAATTAAATTAGCTTTAAACGCTGGAAGTCATATTTACAAAAAGCGTCAAGAGACAAAAATGGCTATGGCGGATGCACAACACATGCATGCGTCTAAGATGGCCCGAGGTGAGGAAGCTTACCAGGGCAAGCTTTTAGAAGCTCGTCAAAACGACTACAAAGACGAAGTAGTGCTTGCAATTTTAACGCTCCCGATTTTGGTGCTCGCCTGGGGGGTTTGGTCGGACGATCCGGCGGCGATGGAGAAAATAAAAATGTTCTTCGAGCATTTCTCGGCACTGCCTTCATGGTTTACCAATCTCTGGATTTTAGTCTGCGCCAGCATTTTTGGTATAAAAGGTACGCAAATATTCAGGAATGGTAAAGGTAAAAAATAATGCCTTTTAAATCAGAAAAACAAAGACGATATATGCACGCTAATCATCCTGAAATTGCAAAAAGATGGGAGAAAGAGTATAAAACAGGTGGACATGTTAGCCCAAGCATTAAAGCTAAAGGTGGACTCGTTAAGTTATCTAATCCAGGAAATAAGAGATTTATTTAAATGGATCCATTAGTAGTCGTCGCTAAATTACAAAAAATATTACAGGAAAATCTTCAACGTATTGGTGATTCTATGATTAGTGGTGGTGTTGACAATATGGAAAAATATCAGTATATGTTAGGACAAGCGAGAACATATCAATATTTATTACAGGAAATCTCTAACCTGCTAGAAGAAAAGGAGCGAAAAGATGAACAAGGAAACGTTATCGACATCGGAAAAGGAAATTCCAAAACATATGAATGCGCTTTCTGATAAATACCTAGATGAAGCCAAAGGTGAAAAAGAACCTTTGAATCCAGATAACATACAAAATGTAAAAGACCAGCTACCCGAACCTAGCGGCTGGCGACTTTTAGTTTTACCTTTTACACCAAAAGAGAAAACTAAAGGTGGAATTATTATTGCACAAGAATCATTAGAGAAATTAAGGATAGCTACAAACTGTGGTTATGTTTTAAAGGTTGGTCCATTAGCTTATTATGATAAGGAAAAATTTCCTACAGGCTCTTGGTGTAAAAAAGGAGATTGGGTGATTTTTGCTCGTTACGCAGGATCAAGATTACCAATTGACGGCGGAGAAGTCCGTTTATTAAACGACGACGAAGTTTTAGGAACTATAAAAGATCCTGAATCAGTGTTGCATAATGTATAACATAGAAGGAGATAACTATGCCAGAAGATGACAAACAAGATCTAGTTGACATCGATACATCGGGTCCCGGTGCAGAGGTTGAATTAGAGGAAGAAAAAGTAAAAGAAGTAGAAGAAGTAAAAGAAAAAACTACTAACGAACAAGATAAAACTTATGAAAATGAACGTGAAACAAAACTTGAAGAACAAAAAGAAGAACCAAAAGTTGAAGAAGTAAAAGAAGAAACTAAAAAAGAAGAACCAAAAGAAGAATTAGAACAATACAGCGAAGGAGTTCAAAAAAGAATTGCAAAGCTGACTAAAAAATGGCGAGAAGCTGAAAGGCAAAAAGAAGCTGCTTTAGACTTCGCTAGAGGGGGCCAAACAGAACTTTCTCAATTGAAAACTAGAATGGCTAAATTAGAGCCAAGTTATGTAACTGCGGTTGAGAATAGAGTTATTTCAGGTCTAGCAGCTGCTAAATCTAAGCTTATGAGAGCTAGAGAAGCAGGTGATATAGATGCTGAAGTTGATGCACAAAAAGAAATTGGTAGACTTGGAATGGAAGAAGTAAGAGTTAATACTCTTAAAAATAAACTTTCTGAGACTAGAGAAACGGAAGTAAAAACTCCATCTTTAGACCAAGCACTTAGAACTCCACCAGCAGATCCAAAAGCTGAAGAGTGGGCAGAAAAGAACGAATGGTTCGGAAAAGATTCTGCTATGACTTATACAGCTTTTGATTTACATAAGAAGCTAGTTAACGAACAAGGATTTGACCCTAAATCAGATGAATATTATTCTGAAATAGATAAGCAAATTAAACTTGACTTCCCGCATAAATTTGCTAAAGGTGGAAGTGTAGAACCGACTAAAACTACACAATTAGTAGCGTCAGCGACGCGAAGTGTAAAACCTGGTCGCAACACTGTGAGACTCACATCATCACAGGTAGCAATCGCTAAAAAATTAGGTGTGCCATTAGAAGAGTATGCGAAACAATTAAAAATCACGAAGGAGGCATAAGCATATGCAAAAAGACGAAAATAAAACTTCCCGTGCGAGCCAAACAAGAGAAAAAACATCTCGAAAAAAAGTTTGGACTCCACCATCATCTTTAGATACACCCCCTTGCCCTGATGGATTTCATCAGAGGTGGATAAGGGCCGAGACTATGGGTTTCGATGATACGAAAAACATGGCCGGAAAAATTCGATCAGGATACGAGCTCGTAAGAGCTGATGCATATCTAGGATCGGATTACCCCGTTATCAACGAAGGCAAATACAAGGGAGTTATCGGAGTTGGAGGCCTTTTGCTCGCAAGGATACCGAACGAGATTGTTAAATCACGCGATGCGTATTTTAATAAAATGACGCAAGAAAAAGAAGACGCGATTGAACAAGATCTTATGAAGGAAGAGCACCCAAGTATGCCAATCAATCAAGAGAGGCAGACTCGTGTAACCTTCGGTGGTACAAAGAAGAACTAATTTATTAGCAATTCCTAACCAACGATTTAAATTAACCCGTTCATCTTCGGATGAACAATAGGAGAAAAAACTATGGCTAATCAAGACGCTGCCTTTGGTCTAAGACCAGTAGGCAAACTCAGTGGCAATAGAGATTCCGGCGGAACAACTGAATATAGTATTGCAGCTTGTGCTTCGGCGATATACCAAAACGATCCAGTAAAAATGCTTTGTACTGGTACAATTGGCGTTGCAGCAGCTACTAATACTTTAGTCGGTGCAATCAATGGAGTTTTCTATACAGATGCTACTACTAGCAAACCAACTTTCTCAAGATGGCTAGCAGCCTCAAACTCTGCTACCGATATTGTTGGTTTTGTTAATGATGATCCTTTCACGGTTTTTGAAATCCAATCAGCTGGTTCTGGTGCTCACGCACAAGGCGACGTTGGATCGAATGCAGATTTGGCAACATATGCTGCAGGCGCAGCTCCTGATTATCTATCTGCAGTAGAATTAGTTGACACTCAAAGTACAACTACTGCTGTTTGTAGAATAGTCGGACTTTCATTAGACCCTGATAACAATGACGTAACCGCAGCTAATGTGAATTGGCGTGTGCTTATTGCAGAACACTTCTATATGACAACTACAGGAATCTAATTATGGCTATATCACGTAATCAACTAGTTAAAGAACTAGAGCCAGGTTTAAACGCCCTGTTTGGTCTGGAATATAAAAACTATGCAAGCGAGCACGAAGCAATTTTCGATAAGGAAAACTCAGACAGAGCTTTTGAAGAAGAAGTAATGTTATCCGGATTCGGAAGTGCTGCAACTAAACCTGAAGGTCAAGGTGTCAACTACGACGCGGCACAAGAGACTTTCACGGCTCGTTATACGCACAAAACACATGCTTTAGCTTTCTCAATCACTGAAGAAGCGATTGAGGACAATTTGTATGATAGACTTTCGTCTAGATATACAAAAGCACTTGCCAGATCTATGGCAAATGCGAAACAAGTTGAAGCAGCTAATGTTCTTAACAGAGCATTCAACAGTTCATACACTGGTGGAGACAGTAAAGAACTTTGCGCAACTGACCACTCTATCATTTCTGGAACAGAGCAGAACGAATTATCGACTGCTGCTGACTTAAATGAAACATCTTTGGAGCAAGCATTAATTGATATTGCTGCGCTAACTGATGAGAGAGGTCTTAAAATTGCAGCTAAAGGAATGAAATTAATTCTTCCTTCTGCTTTGCAATTTACTGCAGAGAGACTTATGAAGTCTACACAAAGAGTTGGAACAGCTGATAATGATATCAACGCAGTTGTATCTATGGGAATGATTCCTCAAGGCTATGCCGTGAATCATTACTTAACTGATACAGATGCTTGGTTCATTAAAACTGATGTTCCTAATGGATTGAAACACTTTGTTAGAGCACCAATCAAAACTGCTATGGAAGGCGATTTTGATACTGGTAACGTTAGATACAAAGCTCGAGAAAGATACAGCTTCGGCTGGTCTGACTGGAGAGGTATCTTCGGATCACCAGGTGCGTAATCACTAAATTAATGAGGCCGCCTTAAAACGGCCTCATTTTAAAAATAGAAAGATAAAATGAAAAAATTCCTCGTAAATATTTGGGCTTATGATTATCACGCTAAATTTGAAGTTTTAGCGGAAGATAACCCCAAATCCCTTGAAGACTCTATCCTTGACAAATTAGGAGAAAAGAGTATAAAGTGGGAATCAACGGGAATGTATCGAGATACCCGGAGAATAACCTATGAGGAGGTTATAGATGACACAAGACCTATACAATACAAAACGGTCCTTGGAGTTAGAATGGCAACAGGAGCACCTGAAGGAGGGCAAGTATAATATTAACATGTCCTATATTGATAAAAAAATTCAGGAAATTGTTAAAGAAATCATTGCCAAAGAGTTTGAAGAACAAGCGCTTCAAACCAAAATAGACGGGGCCAAGGCCGAAGTTTCGATAGCCACTTAAACGCTATCAAAAAATCAATTTTTTCCTAGGGATCCCTTGCAC